GAACATGTAGGGGGGAATTATTGGAAAAAAGTAGAAGGTAATTATATATTTTCTGGTCACCATTGTGTAGTAGAGGGACCAAATTTAGGAAGAAGACAATATGAGGTGATAATAGATAATATAAATAAGCTTTCTAAAAATTATATTATTCCTCCTACTTATACACCCTTACAAATTGAAGTACAAGATGAAAAATTTTATAGGGGTTGGAAAGTATTAATTAAAAATAACTAAAAGAATTAGGAGTTTTAAAATAATTTTATTATATTTAAACGTTTAAACTTACAAATGAAAAAAATAGTAATAATTGGAGCAGGTGTAGCAGGAGTTAATGCTGCAACTAAATTAGTTGATAATGGATATGATGGTTCTCAAATTACCATCATTGATATGGGTAATGACCCTTACAAACGTAAACCTGAGGAAGTAATGACAGGATTTATGGGTGCTGGTGGATGGAGTGACGGTAAACTTACATATCATACTTCAATTGGTGGTCATTTAACTAAGTATACTGGTGATGAAAAAGCAATGGAGTTAATGGATCAAGTAATTAATAACTTTAAACGCTTTCATCCTAAACCAGAGGAAGTACAATGCTCTAATCCTGTAGCAGAACCAGATTTTATCAAACCTTATTTTGGCCTACGTTTATTCCCCGTTTGGCACGTAGGTACAGATTATCTACATGAGATTGGTAAAAATTGGTACGATTTTCTTTGTGATAAAGGTGTCAAATTTATTTGGAATACTAAAGTAACATCAATTGATTTTGATGCCCAACAATTACACACTGATAAAAGTACAGAAGATAATGATTGGATAGGATATGATACCCTTATTTTTGGAGTAGGCAAATCAGGTATTGACTTTGGTAAGAAATTAGCCGAACAATATGAACTACCAACAGAATCAAAACCAGTACAAATTGGTGTTAGATTTGAAGCACCACAAAAACACTTTCAAAAACTAATTGATGTAAGTTATGATTTTAAATTATATCGTAAATTTGAAGATGAAGGTGTATCACTTCGTTCATTCTGCACTAATAACAATGCAGCATATGTAGCACTTGAAGAAACATATGGTGATTATAGCTACAATGGCCATGCTAAAAAAGATGAAGCATATCGCAATGATATGACTAATTTTGGTATTTTAATGGAAGTTAAGGGAATTGATAAACCATTTGACTGGTCCCGTGAATTAGTTTCTAAGGTAAATAAAATGGATATCGTCTCAGGCGAGGGATATGGTAATAAAAAAGCTATAGGACGCTTTCAAGCTAAATATAAAGCAGGTCTTTATTACAGTCCTTCATATAAAGATAAAACACTTACATCTGAAGGTGATTGGGTTAAAGCACATTACATTAATGAAAAAGGTCTCCAAAAAGTAAAAGATGCGTTTAAAGGATATTTTCAATATATTGAAGATTTTATTGAGGATATGAAAAAAGTATTTCCAACACTTGGGGATGATTGGGGAATTTATGTACCTGAGGTAAAATATTTATCACCTGAACCACTTGTAAATTATCAAGATTTAAGTTTAACTACATATCCTAATGTACATTTTGTAGGTGATGCATTAAGTGCAAGAGGTATAACAGTATCGGGGGCACAAGGTACTTTAGTAGCAGAACAAATATTATTGTTGCAAAAAGAAGTAAATGATTTTTTAAATGACCCCGCTAATAACCAAGAACCTTGGGAAATGGGAGATACACATGAGTATATTATGGGAGGATTAACAATGCCCAAAGAAAATACTAATAAATTAAAATAATGGGAAAAAGTGAAAAATGGCCTGAACCAAGGCGTATTAAAACCCCTGATGGTACAATTTTACATACATGGGATGGTAAACTTCATAATTGGGACGGCCCTGCTCTTTTACCTCAGGGTGTGAAACGGTTAAGAGAATATTATCTTTATGGTATATTCCATACTGAAGATGAATGGAGGGAAAAAAGACGAGATAGAACAGGATTACCTTGGTACAAAAATCCTGCAATGAGAGAAAATGCTAGACAAGGAGGATAATGAAAATAGGACTTACAGGAACAATGAGTGTTGGTAAAACAACACTAGTTAAAGCTTTATCTAAAGTAGAACAATTTAAGGGTTACACATTTACTACTGAACGTAGTAAATATCTTAATTCATTAGGTATTCCACTGAATCACGAAACTACTATTGAAGGTCAAACTATATTTTTAGCAGAACGTGTAACAGAATTAATGCAAGATTGCTTAATTACTGATCGTACTATTATTGATGTAATGGCATTTACCAATTGTGCTAAAATGGTTAGTGTAATTGATGGTGATGCATTTGAAAATTATGCTAAAAGATTTATACCTCAATATGATCATATATTTTATATTTCCCCAGAGGGAATTGATATTGAAGATAATGGGGTTCGTGAAACTGATGCTGATTATAGAAAACAAATTGATAATGAAATTCAAAAACTTTTATTTAAACATCGCCCTATTGTTCATACTCTTAAAGGATCAACTGAAGAACGTATTGCACAAATAATAAAAACTATTTAATTTTAATATTTATCAACATGAAATTATGGAAATACATTTTAGGAGCAATTGCTTTTATTGGGGGTATATTTGCTCTTAATGCTACCTCTAAGAAAAAAGAGCAAACTAAAAAAGTTAAAGCTAACAAAGAAAAAGTTAAAACGGTACAAGCTAAAACTCGTAAAGTAGAAGAAGCTAAAGTAAAGACTAAAAAGCAAATTACTGAGTCCAAAAAGAAAACTGCAACTACTAAAAAACAAGTTAAAGACACTGCAGCAGCTAAAAAAACTGTTAAAAACTTTAAAGGCAAATATCGCAAAAAAAATCAAGGCCAACCAAAAAAGAAATCATGAAACATTTACTATTAACTCTATTTTTAGGAGTATCTAGTATTTGTTATTCACAAGATACCCTTCAAATTCCTACAGTGGAACTTGAAGAGTTTTTTTTAGCCTTAGATACTCTTGAAGTTCAAGATTCACTAAAATCTAATTTAATTTTAGATTTAGAAAGAACTATTAAATTGTATGAATTACTTGCTGAACAAGATAGTTTAGTTATAAAGTTTAAAGATGAAGAAATTGTTTTATTAAATGAACAAATCCAACTTCATTTAGATAGATTAGATCAAGTAGATAAATGGTATAATAAACCATCTGTGGGGATAGCTGCGGGATTTTTAAGTACTGTAATTTTAATCCAAGCACTTGATTATACACTCCCTGAATGAGTGATCTAAAACAGATAATAAGACAAGAGTACCTTAAATGTGCTCAGGATCCTATCCACTTTATGAAAAAGTACTGTATGATCCAGCACCCCCAAAGAGGTAGAATTAATTTTCATCTTTATCCTTTTCAAGAAAAAGTACTTAAGTTAGTTCAAGAAAATCCTTATTCAATTATTCTTAAGTCTAGACAGTTAGGTATTTCTACTTTATCTGCCGGATATTCTTTATGGTTAATGACTTTTCATAAGGATAAAAATATTCTTTGTATTGCTACAAAGCAGGAAACTGCTAAAAATATGGTTACAAAGGTTAAATTTATGTATGAAAATTTACCTTCATGGCTTAAAGTAGATTACGAAGAAAACAATAAACTAACTCTTAGACTAGCTAATGGTTCCCAAATAAAAGCTACTTCAGCATCAAGTGATGCAGGTAGATCGGAAGCAGTTTCCCTTCTATTAATTGATGAGGCAGCATTTATTGAAAATATTGGTGAGATTTGGGCTTCTGCCCAACAAACCCTTGCTACTGGTGGAGGATGCATAGCATTATCTACTCCCTATGGTACTGGTAATTGGTTTCACCAAACATGGAGCAGAGCGGAAGCTAAAGAAAATGACTTTTTACCTATTAAACTTCCTTGGTACGTCCACCCCGAACGAGACCAAATTTGGAGAGATAGACAAGATGAATTGCTAGGGGACCCTAGAATGGCGGCACAAGAATGTGATTGTGATTTTAGTACTTCGGGTGATGTTGTATTCTACCCCGAATATATGGAATTTATAGAAAAGACTACTATTAGAGAACCTCTTGAAAGGAGAGGAGTTGACCAAAATTTATGGGTATGGGAACCAGCTGATTATACTAGATCATATATGATCTCAGCGGACGTAGCTAGGGGAGATGGTAAGGATTATTCTGCATTTCACATATTTGATATTGAAAATGCCACCCAAGTAGGTGAATATAAGGGACAGGTAGGAACTAAAGACTTTGGAAATATTCTTACTGCAATTGCTACTGAGTATAATAATGCATTACTTGTAGTTGAAAATGCAAATATTGGTTGGAGTACGATTCAAACCATAATTGAA